GTAGCAAGATGCTGCTGAAGAATTAGAAATAGTAGAGTTAGGTTTAGAAGCTCAAGTTTTGGCGAAAAACTTAGAGTTTGAAAAACTTGTTTCTGTCTGTAGAGTTCTTCTTGGTAGTGGTGTAGATAAAAAAACTTCAACTGAATTGAAAAGAGACATATTGTTATATGCTAAAAACAATCCTATTGATTTCTTAGATACACTTAATGATCCGATGTTAGACTTACAAGATGATGTATATAAGTTTTTTGATAATGGTTTTCTAACATTTAGAAACCAATCTAAAGATGTATACTTTGATTTACCAAAAAACAAAAAGAAACTATTAACAGTTCCTTTTGGTGAAGATCCATACTTTATAGTTGCATCACATTTTCAAAGTGATGATGGGGTAGAGATTTATAAACTTCTACAAAGAAGGCTTAAAAAAGATAAGTAAGGATTCGTATCTTTGTAGTATTGTTTAACCATAAAATTTTTATCAACATGGCAAAATTTTTATCAATCCCTGTAACTAATGAGCAAAAACAATTAGTTAGTGCTGATGGCGTAATTCTTTTAGAACAAGCGTCAACATCTACTGTTACTATAACTTATGCATCTGCTAAAGTTGTAACTGTAACTCACGCAGCTTCTGCTGCAGGTTCAGAGGAAATGCGAGATTATCTTCAAGATTCTATCGTATTTGCTCAACAACAACCTTGGCATCAAGTGAAGTATGAGTGTGATGCATTACCACAAGCAGTAAGTGGAATTACAGTAGCGTAATTGTAAGCTTATTATTATTTAGTGAAAGGGGGTAAAAAATTTACCCTCTTTTTTTTTTATTATCTTTGTACAAACTCACTTACAATGATAAATGAAGTAAGAAACACAGTATTAGCTATTGCTAATAAGAACAACTATGGCTACATATCTCCACAAGATTTTAATCTATATTGTGAACAAGCACAGTTGGATATATTTGAAGATTATTTTTATCAGTATAATAACTGGATTAATAAAGAAAATGCAAGAGTATCGGGAACTGGATATGCAAACATAGTTAAAGGTTTAGAAGAAGTCGTAGATAGTTTTTCTGCTGAGGTATTCTTAGATCAGACTGTAGCTAATTTAAACAATGCTAACCTTTATGATTTACCTCAAGATTACTATTTAATAAATAAAGTTTTTTATTATCCCTCTGCAATATTTAGTGGTACTACTACTGGGGCACAGGGTTACAAGTTAATTGATGCTACTGGTGGTTTTGTGCCTTCACCGGCAAATCCTTTATTTGAGCAAAATCCACCCATAGGCAGCATTATAGTTAACACCTCTTCTAACCCAATCACACAAGCATATGTAACTGCAGTGGATAGTACCACAACTTTAAGTTTAAGTGCAGACATAATGGCAAATGCTCAAAATTATGTGGTGTATACTAATACCAATATAACTGAAGTAGAAAGAGTTAATCAACAAAAAATATATATGTTGACAAGTTCAAACTTGACTGCTCCAACCACTCAGTTTCCTGCATATGTTTTAGGTGGAGCTACATCAAATGTACAAGCTGGACCTAACTCTGCAATCGGAAATACCATTACAGTATATCCAAGTACAATAAGACAAAAGGGAGCAGTAAAAGTACAGTATATAAGATATCCAGTAACACCAAATTGGACATATGTAACATTAACTGGAGGTGAACCTTTATTTAATGATACTGCAGCAGACTATCAAGACTTTGAATTACCATTGTCTGATCAACCAGGTTTGATTGCAAAAATATGTCAATACATTGGTATTGAGATTAGAGAGGCAGATGTCTATGAGTTTGGACAACAAGAAATAGTACAAGACAACCAAATACAAACATAAAAGATGGCATATATAACACAATATACATATTACGAAAACAATGGTAACACTCCTACAGATGCTAATCTTGGATCATATCAGTATGTTAGTTTGCAAGATATAGTCAATAACTTTATGTTAATATATCAAGGTAATCACGAACTGGTAAATAACTTAGAAAGATATCAAGTTTTATTTCACGCTAAAAGAGGTATACAAGAATTGAACTATGATGCGATGAAAGAAATTAAAGTTCTTCAGTTAACTTTAGATTACAACTTTAGTTACCCTTTACCATCTGATTATGTCAACTGGGTTAGAATATCACAGTTTAAAGATGGGGTTCTTTTCCCTTTAACTGAAAACATACAAACTAATTTTAGTTCAGCTTATCTACAAGATAACAACTCTAACTTGTTGTTTGATCAGAATGGTAATGTTTTAAGACCACAAGATTCTGAAGTAGATTTAAGTAGAGCAACAAGATCAATATATCTTAATGATGATAGTGAGATGAATGGATGTGAAGGTTATTGTATAGATGGGTGTTGGTATTTTGATTACAGAGTAGGAGCAAGGTTTGGACTAAATACTGAAACTGCTAACATAAACCCTACATTCAAAGTTGATAAACAAGCAGGTAAAATTTATTTTAGTTCTGCTGCTGGAACAGATTCAATAGTATTAGAATATGTGTCTGATGGTATGGCAAATGGTGATGACTCACAAGTCAGTGTCAACAAGTTGTTCGAAGAATATTTGTATGCTTATATTAAGTATGCCATTTTGAATGGTCGATTTGGAGTTCAAGAGTACATTGTTAATAGAGCAAGAAAAGACAAGTCTTCTTTATTAAGAAATGCAAAACTAAGATTAAGTAATATACATCCTGGTAGACTCTTAATGAATTTAAGAGGCCAGAATAAATGGATTAAATAATGGCATTAGAAAGTGTAGTATTTATACAAGGTAGAATGAACAAGTCGATAGATGAACGACTTCTACCAACTGGAGAGTATATAGATGCTCTAAATGTTCGTTTGGGTTCAACTGAAACCACAGAAGTTGGTGCAGTTGAAAACTCACGAGGCAATACACAATTAACTACATTAGCTTTTGATGGACAAAACTTTTCAATCAATGCAACATGTATTGGTGCATATGAAGATGGTATAACAGAAACTATTTATTGGTTTGTTCACGATCCGAACAACCCTACAACTGGTGGAAGATTAGATGCTATTGTTTCATACAACACACAAAACCAAGGTATAACATACCATGTATTATCAACAAGTGTTTTAAACTTTCAACCTACCTATTTAATTACTGGTGTAAATCTTATTGATGATTTATTATTTTTTACCGATGATATTAATCCTCCAAGAAAAATTAATATAAACAGAAGTTATGCATATCCACCAAGCCCAGGTTATGCAGATGTTTTAGTAGAAGAAGATTTAAATGTAATACAAAAAATACCAGGTTATGGAGCTGCAGATACTTTATCTGCTCCTTCACTGGAGTTGGTTACTGTAAATGGACAAGAAAACTATTTAGAAAATAGATTTATATCTTTTGCATATAGGTATAGATATCAAGATGATGAATATAGTGCTACATCTTTATTTAGTCTACCTGCATTTCAACCCAATAATTTTTTATTTAGCCCTTCGAATTATGTAAATGAAGGAATGTTAAATAGATTTAATGCAGTTAATGTATCATTCAATACTGGTTCTTCAAGAGTAAAACAAGTAGACTTACTATACAAAGACTCAAACACTAATAGTATATATGTAATAGAAAGGTTTGATAAAGATGATTATGGTTGGGCAGACAATACCACTCAAACATTTTTATTTACTAACAGTAAGATTTATACAACATTAGGATCAGATGAGTTATTAAGACTTTATGATAATGTACCAAGGACCGCAAAAGCTCAAACCATTATGGGTAACAGACTTATATATGGTAACTATGTAGATGGGTATAATATGACTAATGCAAATGGTGGTAGAATATCAGTAGATTATAGCACATCACTAAAGGCTGAAGATATAGATTTTGAAATACTTCCCGATGCATCATTATCACAAGGTGTTGCATATACTCTTTCAGGCTCAAGTATACAATACAATAATTCATTAGCCACTTTTAATTTAACAGACATTGCAGAC